AGGTGTGAAAGTCCTTCGCGCAGGTCAGACTGTTATGAAGGCCGCCATTGCTGAAGGTAATATGGGAGCGATGACATCTAATGCTCTTGGATTACTTGCTCCTAGTCGCGAGACTGCTGTAGCTGCTGCTATCAAACAGATGGGAACATCTGGTAATGTATTCTCATTTGCTGAGCAGAATGTAGTTAAAGCATTGGCTAATGGTGTTACTCAGAATATTCTTGAAGGTGCAGTGTTCACTGGCGCTGTAAATGCCACAATGTACAATTCCCCAATCTTAGATAAGAGAGATACATCTGATCTTATGTGGGATGTTGTTACTGGAGGATTGCTTGGGGGTGTGATTGGCGGCGGCATTCAAGGTATTCAATCTGTAAGTGCAATTAAGAAAGGATTGGCAGGTGTCGAGAAGGAACTTCTTCCTTGGAGTATCACTGCTCGTCCAGTAGAATCTGCATCTGCATCTGATAAGATTCTATTCAAGCTGCAGCAGATTGATTCTATTCCTGCACAAGATCCTGCTCACGAATTCGCACAACGGATTGGTAAAGTAGCAGCTAAGACTGAAGAAACTTTGTGGGGAGAAATCCGCGGCCATGTTGGTGATCTAGCCGGAGGCGATCAGCAGATTGCAGGAGTATTGTTTAATAATATTAAAGGAAATCCTTTTGAGAAGAACATGGCTAATCTTCTTGAATCTCAAGCCATTGCTCGTGTGACTACGACAAGTGGAATTGAGAAGAAGATGAATGCTGCTTTCAAAGCTGTGAAGGATAATCCTCTTGCAGCTACTCAGGAGATGAAGGAAGAACTTCTGAAATACAAGGTTGCATTCGTAGATTTGCGTAATGGATCTGTACTCTCTGAGCGCCCTGCTATTCTGAATCTTGTAGATAAGATGAAGGATGGAGAAAAGATTACACTGTCACCAAAGGGTGATGGCATCTATGCTGGCAAAACATTCTTCAAGCAAGAGAACAATCCGTATCGTGCATTTAATATTCTAGGACTGACTCACAATCAAGTTGAGGCTCGCTACTTCTGGGCTGAGATGCTTCCTAAATGGGCAGACGATGGATCTGCCATTGTGCATGAGATGGATATCCCTTTACTGCAGAAAGCTGTGAAGGATGGATTGAATCGCCTGAAAGTTATTCCTGAGTCTGGGATGATTGATGAAGCGAGAGTTCTTAATTCTATTGACGAAATTGCTACCTTCACAAAGACTAAGCAGGCTGAGATAGCTTCTCGTTTAGTTAAAGCTGAGACTATGGTGCAGGATGTTGATACGCTAGTTGACAAACTGAAACATTACTTTGGTATTAATTTCAATACAGTTAGTGATCCAGCTGGAGGATACTATGGATTCTTTCATAGGATTCTTGGTAAGAGTGGTACGCAGAATGTATCTGCTGATGTCATTGCATTGGAGAAGTCTGGCATTCTGAAGCGTCCTATTGCAGAAGTAATTAGGACACTGAAGCATGAAGAAGGACATTCAATGTTCCAAGCTCTCTTAGACTCTAAGGGAGTTGGCCGCGCTAACTTGGATCAGACTTGGCCATCACTGAAGGATGAAGTAATTAAGATGAGCCAGCTGGTTCGTCCTGGATTATGGAAATCTACTAAAGCATCTGACATTGCATACAGAGAGAACTGGCATGAAATGTTTGCAGATTCATTTGGATATCTTTCCAAGAATCCTGCAGCATTGTCTAAGTATCCTGAGTTCAATAAATTTGCAGGACATTTGGTTCGCCCCATTCCTCAGGAGATTCTGGATGCCGTTGCTAAGCGTGCATCTAAGCCATCGAATGCTGAGATTGCTAAGATTGTAAACGCATCTGAGGATGTGTTGTTTGGTGGCATGGAGAAGGATTCTCTGTGGAATCTTCGTAATCATGTGCGCGATGCAGCTAAGCAAATGGGACAAGAGGTTGATCCGCATCACCTTCCTACCTATGCAAAGGTGATTACTGAATCTGCACGTATGCGTAATGTGGATGGTAATCTTCTTGAGGGGATGTCAATCGTAGCTGAGAAGCAGAAGATATATCAACAAGCTGCTGACAAGATTGCTGCTGGATCACTGCGAGAGATTCTTCCTGATGCTGCTGGTATGCGAGGCAAAGCTGTAGGTACAACTACTGGCCCTGGATTTGTTTCCTTTGAAGGAGGCAACTATGGATCTTGGAGTAGCTTCTTCTCATATGTAGGACAGCGCTCGCATAACATTATGAAGAATGCTCGGCAAGCAACTGCTGAGATATTTAATCCTACGCTGCAGAAGATGGCAGTGCAGACTGAGGATGCTATTGAGTTCTCAGTACTGAATGAAAGATTGCGCGGATTGCCTAATAATTACTTCCTTGCAGATGATGGTGCAAGTCTAGTATTTGGTAAGGCACCTCTCGCAGATGACTTCATTGATGAAGCTGCTTATATGAAGGCATTGAAGAAGTATGAGACTAGGATTGAAGAGGCTGCACAAGAAGGTATTCCTACTCAGATTCCAATTAAGTCACCGCTAGTTCAGAAATTGATTGCAGACCATATTGATTTGAATAATGGTAGAAGGATGACTCTGCAGAAGATTCATGCTAACAATGGATATCCTGATCGTTTCAATGAAGGAGTATTCTATCCTATCCCACGCAATCCTCGCGACACTCCGTTCTTTGCATTTGTAATTGATGACTCAGTTTCTGGGCGCGGCCATTCCAAGATGATCTATGCGAAGGATGCAGAGACTCTGGAACTGATGCGTAATGAGATTATGTCTGATGCTACGTTGCGTGAGAGAGGATTGAAAGTTCTTACTAAGGCAGAGAGTGAAGAGTATTATAAGAGTATTGGACAGTTTGAATTTGAACGCACCCTGTCTGATAATTATATTAATACTGCACTTGCTCGTAAAGGTAAGAGTGAATCATTTGTTCCTGTGACTGACCCTAAGAAGATTGTAACTGACTTCTTGGAATGGCATCACTCGCGGGATAACAATCTGATCAGAAGTATTGTGGAGCATAAGTACAGTCAGGAGTTCGCATCGCTGCGTGCTGCTGCTGATCCTGCTTTGGCTGCATCTAAGTCGCGATTCGGATATGTGAGTCCTCTTGCATTTGCTGAGGCTTCTGTAGACAATCCTGCTGCTAACTTGATGAAGATGGCACTGGATATTTCTAAGGTGGATGAGTATCCTCTTTGGACTCCATTGAATAAATTCTTGGATGGTGCATTCTCTAAGCTGACAGATAATGTTGGAAGAATGTTCTCTAAGGCTACATCTGCTGATGGCTTGGAGGATGTATACAAAGCACTGCGAGAAGCTGGATACAAAGATGTTATCAGTGCAGATGCGCTTGCTGCTGCTAATCAGACTGTGCCGCGGGGGATGCTCACATCCTTAGTTAATAAAGGTAATAGTATTCTTGCTACATTTGCACTGCGTTCAGATCCTTTCAACGCATTGAACAATGCTGTAGGTTCTAGTGTATTGTTGGGTGCTGAGACTAAAGCTGTCATTCGCGCCATTGAATCTGGCAGTGCTGAGGCTGCTGGAGAATTGGCTGCTATTGCAAAGATCAAAGTACCAGGTACTGATTCGCTGCAACTATCTGCTACTAAGTTGATTGCTAACCGGATTGCAAAGTTCCATACTGATGAAGTAGGAAAGAAATGGTTCAAGCAACATGGATTCATTTCTTCTATCACAGATCAGTACGATCAGACATTGGATCATATTGGTATTGCACTGGCGCGCGGTGAGTCTGCTTATATGCAGAAGGCATTTGAAGGTGCTAAGAAACTGGGCGATCAAGCTGAGAAGTTTACTGCTAATAAACTTGCAGAAGAGATGAACCGGTATGTAGCTGCAGGTGTGATGAAGGATATTACTGACATTGCAGTTAAGCATGGAGTGATGTCTAAAGATACAGCACTGACTTATATCAATACATTTGTCAACCGTACGCAAGGTAACTATCTTGCAAGTCAACGTCCAATCATCTTTCAGGGGCCGCTTGGTCAGTCCATGGGATTGTTCCAGACTTATCAGTTCAATATGCTGCAACAGATCTTCCGGCATATTGGAGATGGTAATGCTAAGAACGTATTGACTATGATGGGATTGCAGGGCGGCGTGTATGGTATGAATGGATTGCCAGCATTCAATGCAATCAATACTCATATCATTGGTCAGGCTGGAGGTAATACAGAACATAAGACTATGTATGATGCTATCTTTTCTGGTGCTGGTAAGGAAGCTGGAGAGTGGCTATTGTACGGAGGATTGAGTAATGGACTAGGTTTATTCCATCCTGATCTGAAAACTAATATCTATTCGCGCGGGGATATTAATCCACGTCATGTGACACTTGTTCCTGTAGATCCTAGCAAGGTGCCAATCTATCAAGCTACCGAAAGATTCCTGAGTAATATGAAAGAGGGATATAGTAAGGTTGCAGTCGGCGGCGATGTGTGGAGTACGATGCTGCGAGGTATTGAGCAGAATGGTATTTCTCGTCCGCTGGCAGGTATAGCACAGATCCTTGAAGGCGCAGGTAGAGATGATAAGAAAGTAATCTCTACTAATCAGCAAGGTAATATGCTAATGGCTCATGATCTATTTTCATTGAGTTCACTTATGCGAGTTGCTGGAGCTAAGCCGCTTGATGAAGCTGTTGTGAATGATACTATGTTCCGAGTTAATACGTATCGTACAGCAGATGCCGCGAAGCGTAAGGTATTGGGAGAGGCTGTAAAGCAATCTATTCTTGGAGGCAATCTTCCAGATGAAGAGCAGATCAATCAGTTTGCACATTCGTATGTACGTACTGGAGGTAAGCAGTCTGAGTTCGCTGCTTGGATGGCCAATCAATCTAAGAATGCTACAGTATCGCAGGCTGAGCAGCTGAGGAGGAAGGTAGGTAATCCTTACTCTTCAAGTTTACAGTTGATTATGAAGGATGGAGAATAACATGCCAATGCTGGATAGATTGCCTAGTGTGGAGGAGATGATTGAGGCTCTGTCATCTCCTGTAGTTCCTGATGGAGAAGCTCCTGTCCGTCCTGATATTACTGAGAAACAGGAAGCTCAACTATCAACTGATGAAATGCTACAGTCTATTATGATGATGCTAAGTTCTTTAGTATCTCAAACTGGCCCTGCTACTGGAGAAGAATAATGTCAGTACAGTACTCTGCCGCCACTGGAGTAAAGTGTCTACGTATTGAGAATGTATCTAGTACAGTAGCTTATTTTGGATATGCAGTTCCAGGGACATCTGAGTCAGATGAAACTTGGAGGATCATGAAGATGACCCAGCTAGGAGATGTTACTAAGATAGAATACCCTAACGGAACTACCAGCACTAACTTTTCTTGGACTAATCGCAACACCTACTCTTACTCTTGAAAGGAATTGAAAAATGTCTTTATCTAATGTAACTGAGAATGAAGTTCTTGATGCAATCCTGACTGGCTATACCCCTTCTTGGTATGCTGGTGCAACTCTTTACTTGGCACTTGTGCAAGATGCAGGCGGCGCTGTATCTGAAGCTACTCCGTTGGCTAATGAATGTACCTATACTGGATATGCACGAGTAGCATTGACTAAAGCAACTGCTTGGACTGATGGCGGATCTAGCTTTACAAATGCAGCATTGATTCAGTTTGGTAAGCGTACTGATGCAGGTGCAACTCAGACTGCTACTGCGTTTGTTATTGTTGATACTGCTTCAGGCGCTGCTACTCTTGGTATCATTGGTACGCTGAGTGCTGAACTTGCAATCAACCAGAACATTCAGCCGCAGTTTGCAGCAGGCGACTTGACTGTAACTGCTGAGTAATTGCAATGTCTGGATTCTCGAAGATTCGAGATATTGTTAGTGCAGAGGATGCAGGCCGCAGCTGGATTTCACAATTCAGAAAGGCCGTTGCATCTGCTGCTACTACTACCAATGCAGGAATAGATTACAGCTACTTTGCTGGATCTCCTCCTGCTAACTTCTATGCGTCTGCTCCATTGGTATCTGAATATGTAGAAAGTATTAGAGGTATCTATGTTCCTACTGTAGGTGCAGGTAGAACGCAGCATCTCAATAACATAAAAGTAATGAGTGCTGCTAACTCTGCTACATCTACTGCTAATGGCAGACAGTTATTGATGCTGGCTGATTATCTTATGTATTATCCATTCATTGATACTGACGCTGTCGGTGAAGAACAGATAATGGAAAATACAAAGACTATTCCTCGCTATCCTGCAGGTCAGATTATCGCAGTGGCTCAGTCAGCATCTTCTGCTGTAGGTGAATTTACTATCAACTACACTAATCAGGATGGAGTTGCTGGTAGGGTGAGTCAGATCAATAGAACTTTTATTGTTGCAGGCGGGGGTCAGGTGGTTAATGCGCTTCTGACGGGTGCAAGTTATAATTCATTCATCAACCTGCAGGCTGGAGATACTGGAGTAAAGTCAATTCAGTCTTGTACTATGACAGGCGCTGGCGGTGGATTGATGGCACTTGTAATTGTCAAGCCTCTGATGCTTATGTACTTCAATCAGGAATCGCGTGTTACTACTACTGGTAACATTGAATCTTATGGTGCTTGTGACGAGTTTCAGTCAGTGATTCACAAGGCTGGAATGCCTGAGATTAAAGACGGTGCTGTATTAAATTTCTTTGCTAGTGGATTCGCTGGAAGTCTTGCATCTTCTACCTTGGTAGGAACTCTTGAAACAATCTGGAATTAATTGAAAGGAAATTGAAATGGGATTTACTTCGCAAGATGATCTGATCAATCAGATTACTACCAATGGTAAGACAGATATTGCATTTATGAATAAGGCGCTAGGCGCTGCTGGTATGGCAGGTATGTGGCAATTACTTGCACCTCATGCTGGCACTCCACCTGCATCTGTATTTACCGGTACTGATTTGAATTGGGTAGATACTGACGACACATGGGCAGAAGGTACTATCTATACCGGAGGTGATAAGTCTACTGCAACTAAGCATTTTTTGAGTGCAGGTGCTAGTGTAGTAGCTGCTGCCGGTGCGCCATGGTATATTATGGCAATTGATATGGTAGGATTTGTTCCACTTACTACAACTAACGTGAGTACTACTGGCACTAAGACTGTAGTGATGAGTCCAATTACAGCTACGGCTGCAAAGCGTGACAGGTATGCTAATGGAGAAGGTCTAAGACTCTTCGTTGCTGCTGATACTGCAATGGGTGCTAATGCTCCTACTTGTATTATTAACTACCTGGATCAAGGCGGCGCTGCAGGTGCAACAACTTCATTTACTTCTACTGCATCTGCAACTATTGGATCTGTATTAAATACTGGCGCTGCTGCTGGTAAGTATAATCCATTCCTTCCTCTTGCTGCTGGTGATACTGGTGTATCTGATATTGTATCTCTTGTATGGGCAGGTACGGCTCACGCATCTGGTACTGTGGTAATTGGATTGTGCAAGCCTCTTTGGATTATTCCTGTTCCTGCAACTGGTTTGTATACTAAAGTGGATTTCGTGAATGCGCTTCCGTCGCTGCGTAGGATTAAAGATGGTGCCAATATTCAATTCCTTATGTTTCAGACTGGTGCTACTACATCTGGCGGTACTGTGCTGGTAGATTTCGACTACGCTTGGGGCGGTTAATATTATGGGACTTCTCACTAATGGATATAGGGATGTATTTGGGGTGTTCCGCATCTATGGTGGGACGTTCCATAACAATACATTCCCACAAGGAGTACTGAGTAATTATAATCTTACAGGGATGAAAAGAAACACAACTGCAGGAGAAGGGATTACTGATGACACTGTAGGATTGCCTAGTGGGTATGTAGACAAAGGATGGATGATGCCACAGAAGAGTGGCAGGATTTCATCTAGGGCATTAGGACTTACAGTCAATGCTACTGCTACTGGAGCTGAAGGATTAGGAGGAGTTGGTACTTCTACAATTTCAATCAATGCTTCAGGCTTAGGTGGATTGATTGCCGGCGGAGTAGGTACAGCTACATTATCAATAACTGCATCTGGTAGTATTGTAGCTACACTTGGCGCCGTCGGTGAATCCTCATTTGTAATTGGGGCTGTTGCTGATATCGGAGCACTTGGCGGCATGGTAGGTACTGCTCCAATTCATATAGATGCAGATATGATTTCCTATGCTATCGGTCACATGGTAGGTACTACTGAGGAATCAGGACTCACTGTGAATGGTATTGTAAATGGAGTGTGGAATGCCATCGCAGCTAATTACAATGAGCCAGGGACTACTGGTAATAAGTTGAATAGTGCATCTGCTGCTGGTGATCCTTGGACTGCTGATCTGCCAGGTTCTTATCCAGAAGGGAGTGCAGGATTCATACTAGGTACATTAGATGCTGAAGCACTAGCCAATGCAATTATGACTGATCCGCGATTGCTTACTGTCGCGAAGTTCTTGGGATTGAAGTAACGAAAGGAGGTGATCCTAGTGGGCTGTAAGAAAGGTGGCGGAGGTAAGAAGAAGTAGATTGTATTTGTAGAAAAAGAAAAACCCACACTCTGTAAAAGGATGTGGGTTTTTTGTTGTCTATCAATTTACTACGATCGTACTCTTATCTCTTAGTCTATTAAGCAAAAGGATGAATAACGCTTCTAAATCCTCTTCCAGATATACATCATCTAGCATAACATCACAGTAAGCAGCTATGTGTGCAACCATAGTATTCATATCCATTGGCCCTGCATTCTGTAGTGTGGCTAGAAGTAATGGATGCTTACGAGATTCAAGATTGAGTTCTTGTACTACAGGAGGAAAGTATTCTAGTATCATTCAAATGGTTCCTAATCTGTATAGTTTGAATATTTGTTCAGCATGGTGTGCCTGAGTCTTAGCATCTTCAAGGGCTGAATGTTTCATTGCATTGGGAGGTGCAGGTAGGGCTTTGTAGAGATTTTTCAGAGTCCTGTAGCACATTGCATTGTAATACTTCCACTTAGGTTTCGATCCACATTTGGCTATAGCTGCTTCTAGGATAGGTACATCGAATGATGCTCCATTTCCCCATACTCTTACTTCACCAAGTCTCATTAGATATGCATTGAGTTCTGATAGAGCTATTGCAATATGAGTAGTTCCACTGAATGCCTCTGCTTGTGCATCTTGTGGCTGCTTAGTCCACCAGTCTACAGTCTTGTCATCAATATGCAATCCTACTTCTGTGCAAGTCTTTGAATCTACTTTGACATAAAAATATTCTAGAGGTGAGGTGCAATTAAAAGGAACTGCTGCAATGGAGAGGATGGCACATCCAGGAGTTGTACCTAGTGTCTCAATGTCAATCATTACATCTTGTAGTTTAGTGCTATTCATTTTCAGTTACCTCAATGTAGTCATAGTAGGAAGGCGATGGGATGAATGCAACACTACGATCTTGTTTATTAAGAATTGCAGGTATGGCATTCATCCAGTTGAGAGAGTAGAAGTCACAAGGAAACTCTCTCAGTACTACTCCGCTCTTTACGAATTGGATTGATTGCACAGTCATTTAGTCTTTACTCCTTGTACAGTTTTATCATTGTTGTATGAGCCGCGAGCTGCATAAGATTTAGATTCAGGTACAGGTGCATGTCTGAAGAAAACCATTTGACCAATCCTATCTCCTGCTTTAAGTACAATGCGATGGCCTTGAGTTACATTCTTTAGTTCTAGTGTGAGTACTGAGCCAGTCCATCCCGCATCTGCCCATCCGGCATTAAGATGATCTAGTCCTAGGCGCGCCATTGATGATTTCAATTTGTATTCAGCGCTGATATCGTTAGGAAGATTGAATACTTCACGCGACTGTGCTAGTATGAATTCACCAGGGCCTAGACAGTATTCACCGTCTGTACCTAGATCAACCTTCTGCATATTGAGTTGAGATTTCTTGTTTAGGTATTTAATATCATTAAGTGAATGTACTTCTGTCATGATGAACTGACCTAAGTGCAAGTCAATGGACGCTGAATTAACTGCATCATATTCTGCATCTTCGATTACGCCTAGTGCTATAAGTTCGCACAGTTCGCTGTAGGATAAAACGCTCATGCTATGTATTTCCTTTCTTCGGCTGTTAGTAGAGAGAAATCGACATACTCAGTTGAGACTTCCTCTAGTATCTGTCTCTTGGCGAGGAAGCCACCTTTGGTACTAATTACTTTATCTGCTATCACAAGATTAGATAGCATATCTTTCAGTGTATTGATATCATCTAGGTCATTGTGTATCGCTTGCCATATCTCCTTTATGGAAATGGGTTGATAGGATGATTCGAGAAGTTGAATTATTTTATGCGCAACATCTGAATTGCGTGCTTTTCCAAATTCACCAAGAGCCTTTGACATACTATGCTCTGCGTGGGTAAGCACTGTATTAGCGTAAATAACGTCAGTTTCCTCAATGACATTACGAAGTGCAGCAGCACTAACGATAAGACAAAGTTTAATAAGATGACTGAAGCGACGATTAGCATAGGATTCAAATCTGACATCTGTAACTCCATTCCAAGTTTTGTATATTGTATCAAGTAACTTCTTTGCTGAATCAGTGATGACTGCATTTCCAGAAGCTACTTGTCTGATTGCATGTAGAATATCTATGATTAGTTTTTCATTGTCAAGAGAAGGAGGTTCTGGAAATGTGATTCGCTTGTCTGTCTTTTCACCGTGGATTAGAATCAATCTGGAGAAGATACCTTGTCCTATTGCTTCTGCTGGAAATGCTAGTGAAAAGCCTGTTGCTGTATTGCCTGCTAATATGCTAACTGTTGGATTGTCTATTACTAGAGACTTTGAATTCTTCTTTCTATCTTCAAACTTCCCTGAGTAATCCCACAGTACACCAAGCAATGAGAGAAATTCTATATTGCCATTACCTATGAATGTATTGAATTCATCTGCAGCAATTAGTATTTCACAGTTTGAATTTGAGGGAGGGCCAAATAGATTTTGTTCCATTATATCTCCATCAACTTCTCCTTCCTCTCCTGCTAGATCCATAAGAAATTTCTCTTTAGTGGATCTCTCTGCTGCTATCGTATCATATCCTGCCTTTCTGATTAAAGATGATGCTATCTTAATTGCGGTGGATTTCCTAGATCCTGCACCGCCCATAAGCATTACATATAGATTAGACGATATATTAAAATGGCCCAGTTGGAATGAATACCTACGACCAAGCCAAGCACCTAAAATGGAGAGACATGACCATCTATGGAAAGTGGATGGTGCTTCTGTCTCTCCTATGTAAGCTAGATATGCAGAGATTAAATCTTCTCTTTGTGTTGTCATTTCATTTTATTTCCTTTCAGTTGGTTGATTTGGTTTAATTCTTCCCGAAGCCGAGCGTTTTCTGCTTGGCTGGCGGCTAGTTTTAGCTTGATGCTGATGCACTGATCCTGAAAGCCATCCCGCTCCTTCTCACAGGCGGCGAGCTTGTCCAGCAACATGGCAGACTCCTTCTGTGACATCGCTGCGTTCCGCTGGTCGTATTCGCATTCGCCTTCAAGTTCTTTGACCCGAGCGCGGAGGGTTAGCACATCATCAAGTGATGCTGATTTGTACTGGTCAGCGCATCCATCGTAATGACCAAGAGCAGCGACGCCACAAGCAGCTAGACGACCACGCTCACGTTCTAACTCGGCGCGGAGGGCTTCGACTTCCTTCATCCACTCTTTTGCTGCGCCTATTGCGGCATCGGCGCACATGCCTGCTGTGCCGTGTTTGTAGTTCCATAGACGAGCGCGTAGTTGTTCTACTTCAGCAGTCAGTTTTATCTCTTCACCAACTGTTTGGTTGCAATTAGGGCAACGATACTTAGGCCAAGTAGCCATCACTTCTCTCCTTCAAACTTAGCTATCGCGGCGAGCGCATCCACTGCTGCCTTGAAATACATGTTCGTGTTTGCCACACTCAACGCCTCTTTGCACTGGGCGAGGAGGTCACACATGGCGAGGATGGTTGCTGGGACGTTTGCACTCACTACTAGTTCGTGATGTGCTCTAGCTCGTACACCAACAGATGGGTGCTGCGCCGCTTCAGCCAGCTTGCGGAGTTCGGTGAGATTCATGGTGTGTCCTCCGCTTCCATATTCATAATTTGATTACGCGTCGAGTCGATCAATGCTTGAAATATCACTTGGGTTGCTTCAGATTTACGGTGTTGGCTCTCATAGTTACTATCTGCTTGCTGCCAGTACGTCTGTCCAAGTTGCCAAGCCTTACGCATGGCGATGGTCGCAATATCAGCAGCATCTTGCCGAAAGTTAAGTAGGTCAGAAGCGCAGCAATCGTGTTCTTCAGTCTTGATGCGAAGCGCTATTTCCAACTCAACAACCTTTCGAGCAAGCTCTCCGCGCCCTCTCGATAGATCGTCAATCACCTGATCCCGTCCATCAGCTATTAGTTTGAGTTTTGCTTGGAAGCGCTCAAGTTGAATGTCGTTATACATCCGAGCACAGTTCCATATCTCAAGCGCCGCGTGATATTCAGCATTAACGTGATGCTGCGCCTCTTCCCAGTATTCATTGAAGGTTTTCATTTCAACTCCTTGTGCCGCATGGCGGTGTAGATTTCTTCGATCAATGTGCGCGGAAGCATCAACTCTTTCTTGAGCAGGATGTCGTGCGCTGCGCCGAGCATTTCCTTCGTGATGCTGATCTTCTTTCCGTCCTGCGTGTACCATTCCGGCTTGCACTTCGGGCAGGTTTCCCAGTGTTCACATGAGCAGGTGGGCGGGTACTGTTCGACTGCCGGTCCGTATGCTTCTTTAAGTGTGATCATTCCCCAATCCTCCTTGCAATCTCAGCCAGCAGTTCGTCGGTGGTGAATTTTCCGACTGTCTGATACGCAGCTTGTTCTTCAAGCATTTCGATACGGTCAG